CTACGCTTCTCTTTATTGCATCCATTGCATCTTCTATACGCAGATATTCAATTAGAAATTTATTATAATTCTTGTCACTAGCCCATGAGTCAATGCTAATTTGATTTTTCAATAGCCAATCTACATACCTAGGTATATTAACACAATTAACATCTACACAATAGTTGCCAAATTTTACAAATGCAACATAGTATGCGCTTTTGATAAATTCTAGTTGTGTTTTTTGTTTTTTGTAAGCAGTGTGCTTTTTGTAAAATTGGATGAATGTTTGATAGGCAATTCTATTACCTTGCATATCTTTTTGAAGCCAACGCTGTTTGCTCTCACATATGTGCTTTAGTATAGTAGATTCTCTTGCAAACTCACGATTGCAAAACTCGCATGTAAATTTTACGGGTTTATTTGTTTCCGCTGTTTCGTTCGTATTCTTCAATTTCTTCATCTGATGTAAGTTGATTTAGAATTTCGATATCTTCATATTTCATACTAGGATATTTTTTTGCAAAGTAAAACTTTCGGCGTTGTTCACTAGTATATGCTTTTGCGATTTCTTGTATTGAGTTATCATCTGACTTAGGGTATATCTTTGAATAAAAATCACGCACATCTTTAACTACGGCTTCTTCTCTAAGAGTGCTTACTTTTTCTTTTATCTGTGAAAGCCATGGATGAAATTGCTTACCTACGCCCGGGCTGGCAGCACATAACATGAGCCACTGTAACCTAGGATGTGATTGAACATATTCATTGAAGAAATATTTGTTGGCGGCATATTCGGTGCTCATTAGATAGTATGAACTAATATCTTTATTACCCTTGATATAGCTTAGATATTTTATTAACATGAAAGGCACAAACTTGCGCTGTTGCTCGATTGAAAGCCTGTCATAAAAATCATAATCCTTGATATCTAATGCATACAATGCATCAAACAACGGGAAGTCTTGATTTTCTAATTTATCTTCTTTTGCTACTGCTTGCTTTTTCGTTGCCATGTTAGAACGCCTGACTATAATCTACTATCTCACAATTTCTACTAATCTCTTTGACAAAATAAACACAGCGAGGTTCAGGACCATCGTCAATGGGGACACATAAGAATTGTCCGTTCTTCAATCGAGGTGCATACCATGTAACATCGTGATAGATATCTACAATCTCAATAGGCAAGAAACTAGGACTAAAACTTGTTAATGGATTGAATTCGAACGCATTAAATCCCCTGTCGTTGATACTTGTCAATGGGAGTGTTTCTAAATCACCGTGTTCTTGTTCGCCGATTAGTATTTGCCAATCTACTGGCATTTTGATCGTAGCGTTTCCTATTTTTAGGACTAGTGCAGGGGAGTTAAAACTCTCTAAGAAGATCAACGGTATGTAATGATAATCTACATTCTGCGGGTTGCTGTTGTCTAGTATAGCAAAACGCAGATCATCTATTTCATCAGGTAATGTTTCTAAGTTATAAAATTCGTTATCTAAGGTAAGTATTCGCATATTTATAGTATAACACCTTCTTACTTGTAAGTCAACTTTTCAAGGTCAAATGGGTAATTTGCTTCTTTATAATATGCTTTACGCTGAGTTAAATGTCGTTTAGCAAACTTGCAACTTGATGTTATATCCCAGATTTGTACGAAATCCTTGTCTTCTGCTTTGCGGATTCCTCGTCCGATTGACTGTATGACTCGAACAAACGACTTACCTGGTTCAAGTAACACGAGGTTAAATATACGGGGTATGTTAATGCCCACAGCGGCAACCCCGTAAGTTGCAATAATGATTTTGTTGTTGCTTGTTGCGACTTCATCATAGTTTTCTCTCCGTTCTGTTAAATTGGTTTCACCTGATACAAATGCTACATCGGGTGCATCTTTCAGTAAGCTGAATATGTCACTTAATCTACGCTGTAGTTCTTTACCTGCACTAATTCTATCAACGAGGATCAGTGTATTACCGCTTTGAGATACTTTGTTAATTAAATTAGCAATCGCATCCAATCGTTCTTTATTTTCAGTAAGATATTTTAATTCACTTTGATAATTACTGAATTCAACATCATCTTTTAGTTGAACAATGTTTACATGGCACTGTGCAAGAACACCCTTGTCTTGTAATTCACTTGCTGATAGTTTACCTATAACTGGACCTAATGACACAAACAAGGACATTGATTCAAATTTAGATTTAGGAATCGTGCCAGTCAGACCCCAACGAATAGGAATCTGAGCCATTGGTCCTGTCAATAATGCTTTCAATGCATCTGCTTTTGCCATGTGTACTTCATCAACCATGACACAAACAACATCTTCGATGAAGTCAATAATAGATATCTCAGCTTCACCTGACTGAGTTTTCTTCATCATGTTGTTTAGTGATTGCCAAGTGCATATAGTGTGTTGCTTTCCGATCTCTTTTCGGTCACCAAAATACACACCAACATCCAAGCCCAAATTAATATAGTCCGCTTCCGTCTGACGGACCAAGTCCTTATTCGGAACAATGACGATTGATCTTCCATAATTTTCTACACTTAAACTTAATGCCGCAGTTGTTAATGTCTTGCCTGCGCCAGTTGCGACTTCTTGAATACATTGTGGGTTCTCTAAAAATCGATTGATGATTTCAATTTGGTAGTCACGCAATACAACTGGCTGACCTGCCATTGGATGCTTTGCCGGCCACAATTTGTGTTTAAATGTCTCCTCGGACACTTTGTTGAAGTTGAATGTTGTAGTGTAGTCTCTTTGATCATCCAGTTCAATATCGTAACCTGCTTGATCTAGCAGTGGTAGTATTTCAGGTAACAGATTAATGTAGGTCGAGCCACCCAATGCAAAGTAACTAGTTTTACCGTTCCACCGCCCCAGCCGAACACTAGGTAAATACCTTGCACCCGGTACTTCAAACTCAAACATCTTCAATAGTGTCTTGCGATCACCGAGTTCGAGACCTTCGAGTTTTACATTAACTTCGTCTTTTATTAAAAGTTTGCACTGTTTCATTTTTTATTAAGGTTGATAGGTGATGAGTTCACGCACTTGATTATTTTAAAGTATCTGGTATTCCCCATACCAATAAGAGAAGAACCATAGTAGAGAAAAACAGGGTTGATTGCATCATCTATGGTTGCTTTCATTCCAAACTCTTTTAGTAGTTCTCGATTTGCACTTAACACATTGGTAGTTTTAAACAATTGTGTTAGACCGTGCCCTGGATCTTTTATAAAATCACAATCTAGTTCGTGTAACCATTCAATGACTTTAGGGAAATTAACTGCCTCAGTCTCATAATGTACTGCACATGCAAATTTTACTTTTTCGCTAGGATAAAATTTTGCAAAATAGTCGATCACTGTTTCGTGTATTTCAACTCCGTACTTTGCTAACAACGCTAACGATTTTAAATCAACAATTTCAATGTCACTAATTGATTCTTCCAATAATTGGTTGTGAGCATAAATCAAAAAGTGATTATTGTTGTACACTAGAGTAGGTGACCAAAATCTAGCAGAGTCATATACTGATAATTTATTTAGTGCTTCCTTGATATCATCTGAAGTTTCCAAAACATTAAAATGATCAGAAACTGTAGAAAGAACATTCTTCAAATTCCAAACGCTATAAGGTAGCAAGTGTCTTTTGTTTTCCTTGTCCCATTGCAATCTAAATAGGTCAGAATCCCGTAACGATTTCAAATAGGTTTTGTTGTAAGGTGATTTAATAACAATGTTATCATCTTCAATGTATATCGAAGGGTTTGTGTATTCAGGTAAGCTAGGTACAACTGGAACATGCCACGGTAGTTCCTTTACCGATTGAAGGTCTAGTTTCTTTAAGTGAAATTGTTTTTTGTATTTTTCTAAAATTTTCACAAAGAGGTCATGTTGGTTTGTGGTTATCCTGTTGTGCGAATATGAATACATCGAAATATTGTTCACAAACTGAGTATCATATCTACTTAACCTAATATTGGTCAACATCCAGGTTGCTACATCATCGAGAGTCTTGAAATCCATCTTGCTATTGTATACAATTCAGCACACAAAAGCAAATAAACAGGCAAAAAAAGGAGACCTAAGTCTCCTTTTTATATAGGTGGGGGTCTTATTGACATTGCCCCAGCCTTCACACGGCGTTAATTACACTTAGCACCTTTGCCAAATTCATCAAGTACTTGACGGGCTTGACCATGCTCACCGATCACAAACTTGTAACCATCAATGCAACGCATTTCGGTCATGCCATTCCAACCCCAACTGACTGTGCTATTACCTTGTACTGCACCGGTGCCGCGAAACACTAGTGAAGCCAAAATCCCTAAGATTGCAATAACAACCATCAGTTCAATCAAAGTAAAACCATGTTGTTTCATTTTTCAGCCCAGATAAAGTGATAGATCAATACTGCCGCAAATTGATTCCAAGTGATATGACCTGCATCAATATAATTGGGCACTTCACGAAAAGCCTCGACTCCAAAGTTAGCAAGACCGAGACACACGATACAAACAATCACGCCAAACATATCAAATACCTTTCATACACGTAGCCCGTGCAAGTTCACGCCAGTTAGCACTGATCTTAACCAAGTCAGCAACCTTCAAACACATACGCAAGGACACTTCACGCAGTTTGTTATGATTGTCCCAAATGAACGACATAATTTCGTCTGTCTGTTCTTGTGTGAAATCGTAGTCAGCAAACAGACCACCATCAGCATCACGGTGAACTTGCTTGATACGCAACATTTTGTCACGCTCAGTATCCACTGTCAAGTCAAGAAAGTGACAACGACTTTGCAATGCATC